CTTCTACGCCTTCATGCTCTACTGCACCCAGTTCGAGTTAGCCATCGCCAAGGCAGCACCGATCCGCAATGCGGACAACATCAAGATGCTCAAGCAGGACGAGCTTAAGTGGGAAAAGGAACTGCGTTTGTGGGAGTTAAACGCCAATGCGTAACTTAACCTTTGAATTAGTGTCGCGCCTGTTCACCTACGATAAAGATAGCGGGGCGTTAATCTGGAAACAACGTAAAGGAAGGGCAAAAGCAGGTGATCAAGTATCCAAAATAAATAACAGGGGCTATATGTCAGTAGGTATTAACCATAAAACATACTTGGTACATAGGGTCATTTGGCTGATAGTTTACGGTGAGCTTCCGGCTGAAGAGATAGACCACATTAACGGTGTTAGGACTGATAACCGGCTATCAAACCTACGTTTAGCAGATAAAACCCTAAATATGCACAATCAGAGAAAAGCACATAGTAACTCGGGTACAGGGGTTCTTGGGGTGACTGCTGTACGCAAAAAGATGGGGGTGCGGTATATGGCTCAAATACAAGCGGGAGGTGTGCAAAAGTATTTAGGGTATTTCGATACGCCGGAGAAAGCGCATGAGGCATACATGACGGCGAAACGAGCACTCCATGCTAAAGCTATGGAAAGGGCGAATCATGCCTAACAAGTACCCTCTGAAAGATGACAGCGGTGAGTTCATCGCCTTCATGTTCGCCGCTGCCTGTGCCGTGGGCTTCGCTTGGTTCGTACTGGTGTGGTGGTTCTGGGCATGACCAAGAGCGAGATCATCGTGATGGTGTTCAGCACACTCATGGGGATTTTATTTGGTGGCGGACTCATGCACAGCCAAGCCAAGCACACCCTACCGCCCTGCCCCGGAGCAGTCATCAGCGCCGAGTACCACAAGGACGGTGTAATGCTGTGCAGGTATCAGCAGGAGCCGATTGGAATGAAGACCTACAAAGAGAAGCAACAGGTCAAATGAACAACAGTCCAACCGGAGTACGACCCAATCAACCTTTCACTTATGGAGTAGACGGGAAGATGGAACAGCGTGCTGCGAAAAGCCGGTTGGACTGTTGCCTACTAGGAGATTGATATGACGCTAGATGAGATTGTTAATGCTGTCAAACGCGGGGAGGCTATCGAATACAACGCCGCTGATGCCTACTCAGTAAGACAGGTTTGGAAATCGTGGGAGGGTACATGGTGGAACAAAGACACACTATTCCGCATCGCACAGAAGAAAGAGATGACGTTGGTGGAAAAGTTGCGCACTGTTATGCCCGATGGAATGACTTTCGAGCTTCGTAATCAAGCCGCTGACCGGATCGAAGAACTTGAGGCGGAGGATGAGTGGAGTTGGAGCGGGGTTACAACAGACGAACTGCTGGATGAGTTAAAGAGGAGAGTGAGGTGACCAAGGCTTATTTAGTCAGCGAGGAACTTTTGCGCGACATTCAGCGGGATATGTACGACCTGAGAACAGCCAGAGCGTGCGACAAGATTGACAAGTTACTCACCAAAGAACCGAATGAGCCGGTGGCTTGGATGCAGAGCAATCACCTTACTACTCTGGAAAAGCGCCATTCTGGATCGGCCATGATGCTGTGCCGTTGCTCATGCCAGAAGGCAATGGATGATTTTCAACCGCTCTATCGAAAGGACACAGCATGACCACGCTAACCGAACTCCGCAAGCTGGCTGAAGCGGCAACGCCGGGGCCGTGGCGTGAAGGAACTCCACCACCTAATGGAACAACTACTGTTGGTACTGTGCAGGGGTTGATGACAGCACACTGCTTCAATGGGCGCGACTCTGCATTCATCTCCGCAGCCAACCCCGCCACCATCCTCGCCCTACTCGACCTCATTGCCCAGTGCAAAGAGGCGTTGAGTGTGGCAAACACAAACATGTATTTCAAGGCGGCAGTGGATGCACTCGCCGCTATAGCTAAGTTTGAAGGAGGGAAGTGATGGACAAACAATGTCCATCCTGCGGAGGTAACTGCGGGAGAACCATCAAGAGTGGCTGTATGTATGACATACCTGTTGAGCGCAAGTCGCGGGAAACACTACTGCAAATCCAAGCTGCGCAGATCGCCAAGCTAACGGAACAAATCGGAATGCTTGAGCGCCGGATAGCGAGGGAACTGAAGTGACCAAAGATTGCGGCGAGGCAGGGCATGAAGAAGGGGCTTGTGGCAACGCATCGTGTTTTCAAACTACTACGATGCCAGTCGCCTACCTAATGGAAAACGACGAGAGCAAGTGGCTTGGTTGGGAGCCTGACTACCAAGGTGCGGATCGCGTTATCCCGCTGTACAAAGAGAAATGGAAGGTAGCGAAATGATTATCACCATAATTCATTGCGACAAGTGCGATAGCACCGACGTACTGCATGAAGAGGTACGAAATAAGCCCGTGGAAAACCACTACACGATGACCGAGTTCGCTACGAAACAGAAGTCGATGAGTGCGGACTATGACGTGTACATCTACACCAACTACCGCATCATCTGCAAGCAATGCGGGCATATCGTGAGGTATCAGAAATGAAAAGTTCTAGCGAAAAGTCAGTAGAACTAGATAGACAATGGGAGAAGAAGTGATGAAACTAAAACCGTGTCCGTTTTGTGGTGGCGCTGCGTACATTGAACGGGTTGGTGATAACCGTAAGTCCACTATTTACGAATGTGGAGCATGTGGTTGCCGTCTTGAAACTGGCGAAGAATTTAATCATGGCGGTACATGGAACCGCCGCATAGTGGAAGAACAACTCGCCTCTTTTGAAGAAGAGTTCCAGAAGCAACGTGAAACCGCTGCCGCGATGGTGTCGCACAGAGATAGCTTACTAGCCGCCTGTGAGAAGGAGCGGGATGAATACAAGCGACTCTACAACACGCCTGTCATCGAATCGGAGTGGCAAAGGATGGTGAGAGAGTTAGCCGCCAGCCAAGCCGATCTTGCCAAGATGACCAAAGCTGTCACAGCAATATCCCTTCTGCATACAGGAGATGTGGAACGCTTGCAAGCAGAAAACGCTCGGCTTCGGGAGGCGTTGGAACGTCTATTACTGTGCGACATGGCAGAAGTAAGAACGATACCGAGGAGTTCCGGCGCTATCCAAAACGCAAGAGAAGCACTCGCAGGAGAAAGCAAATGACCAGACGATCAATCTACTTGGACGCTGATACGGCAGAGAAGATTGCCATCGACGTACTGAAAGACCACTACCCGCTACTGACCTACGAAGGCAGCAACGAGATGGACAAGAAGATGTACAAGAAGCTGCGCAAAGCGTTCAAGCTGATTATCAATTACTACGGCGAATCGTTGCCGAATCCTGAATGGGGGACACTGCTGTGAGATACCCACCAGTAATAGAGTTAGCCAATGAAGTAATCCAAGAGCTTGAGTTGTTCAAGCATTTCGTTAGAGAACTTCCTGAGAAGGCAGACGCGCATTTGTTCGTAGCGCAGCGGAAGATGGATCAGCTTCAGCGGGAAGCGTATCTGATGACTAGGAAATCAGGAGAGGTTCATGCAACTACAAAGTAACTGGCTCGTACCAACCCGTATCCCCATGCCGTGGGAGCATTACAAACAACAAGCAGCAGGGACGAAAACCTGCACCGAGTGCGGCACCAAGCTGACCCGTGAGCAGGATTCAAAGGGTGGTGTGGTCTGTTCCCGCAAGTGTGCCGCAGCAAGGGCGCACAGGCTAGTCCCTACGCAGCCGGCGCTATCCAACTGCAAGCAGTGTGGCAAGCCAAACCCCAACAGTAATGGAGGCAAGCCTCGCCAGTTCTGCTCTACCGAGTGCAACCAGAAGTATCAGAAACTTAAACTACGTGAGAAAAGGAGTCAGCATGTTACTCAGCTATAACGACTTGGTATCCCTCGTCGAAGATGGTGTGATTGAAGGAGTCAAACCAGAGTCGATCAATGGAACTTCTATCGACGTTCATCTGGGTCCGATCCTGATGACCGAGGCGTACAACGACAATCGGCTTCAGATCGTCGATATTGCCAAACGCACCAACTTCCACGCGGTCAAGATGGACATCAGTCAGCACCCATATGAACTTGCACCTGGCGAGTTCGTTCTGGCCCATACGACAGAGGTGTTCAACCTACCATCGAACATCAGCGCTGAGTTCAGGTTGAAGTCGAGCGGTGCCAGATCAGGACTCAACAACCTGTTTGCCTGTCACTGCGATCCGGGGTGGCACGGTAGCACCCTGACGTTGGAACTGCATAACGTCCTACGGTTCAATCGTATTCGACTGACCGCAGGTATGGCCGTGGGTCAAATGTTGTTCCATAAGGTCGAGGATGTCCCTGCTGATCGTGACTACGCGGTTAGAGGTAGATATTGCAACGACTCCGTTGTGAGTAATGTGAAACCATGAGCGCACTCGACACTCAGGTAGCCGGTTCGCACTACTGCAACAGAGCGATCCAACCTATCCAGTACATCCACGCCAACAACATAGGATTCTTTGAGGGTAACGTGATCAAATACGTTACCCGATGGAAGGACAAGGGAGGCATTGCCGACCTTGAAAAAGCGAAGCACTACATCGAACTATTGATTGAACTAACCAAGGAGCAACAAGATGCAAATCGAACTGAGCAATGAAGAAGTAGTGAATCTGATCAACATCCTCGCCAAGCTGCCGAATGAGTCAATGACCTTTCCGACAGTCTTGAAGATGAAGGAGCAGTACGACGCAGCTACCGCACAGGCGCCGACTGAGCCAGCAAATTAGTCTTGTTCTGGCTGCTGGAGGTAGTCCCCATCCAGAAGGCCAGGCAAGCTGCCCATCCAGCAGAGAGTTGCCCTAGCATGATCATCAACGGGGCGCTCTCTTTTACATCTGGGTGGAGCATCATCAGGACAAGAACACCGAAGAAACCTGTGGTAGTGAAGATGGTTAGCGCTGCCGGAACCCATGAGCGCGTCGAGATAAGCATCTCCCGTGCGCCTTTACGGTCTTCAACAGCCAGCTTCTCAAGGTCAATGGAGTTGGTTTTGCAGAACTTCTCAAACTCAATCTCGGCAATCTTGATCTGAGCGATGTTGTCAGCGGTCAGGCTGCTATTCGCAATGACATCCTGAACTGCTTTGACGGAGGAATCTGAAAGACCCACCTTGTCTGCCAGCATCTTTGCAGCCACACCACCGAAAGGGCCAGCCAGTGCCGTACCGATCAGAGGGGCGAGTTGTTTAATCCAGTCCATTGTTATGCTCCCACCACAGAAGGGCCAGCATCAGTGCCGGCATGCCAATCACCATCATCACGATCATCAGGTCCATAGCCTTTCACCGCATGTAGGGTTACGTGTTGCTGTGCTCTTTGCCAACTCTTGATCATTTCCTTGGTGTCCTCGCACTGCTTGGGCCAAGGCGCTTCAGGACGTAGATGCATCGTCTGCACGTGGTGCTCCAATAGACTGCGAAGAGTTTTGTAACCATCGCTCATGGGTGAAAACACGTCTTGCCTGACCCCGGCGCACGGGTAGTGAGGTGGCACCATGTCGGTGTGGCTGACGGATGCTCCATGTAAAGACCGCGCTCTTTCAGTTCTGCCTGATGGAGGAAACACCAACGACTGATCGTGTGCTTCGGGTCGTAGATGTCGATGCCCTTGCCGGTCTTGTGGCTTGAGGTAGGTGCACCTTGAGGGCAGTCCTGCGGACGGAAGCCTCCGTACGTCTTGCCGGCGATATGGCTCTTGGTCACTGGGTTCAGCGGGAAATCTACTTCATCAGCGAACGCCACTTCGATCAGGTCATTGACCTTGCCAAGCAACTCAAGCGCGTTGTCGATGACTTCGCCGGTCACATCATCGTGGTCTTCCCACGGGCCAAAGTAGTCTTGAATGGTGATCATTGCTGGTCCTCAAAATGCACATGAGCGCGGTAATCCGGGCAGGTGTTGCACTTCTTGAACATCGCTTTGAACTCGTGGATGGCATCGCGTAACTCAACAACCTCAAGGCCCAGCTTGGCGTTCTCTAACTGCAACTCGGTCATCTGCGTGGTCACCGTCGATAGTCTTGCGGTGAGTTGAATGTTCTCCAGTTGGAAGCTATTCACCTGCTTCGCCAACTCTGTATTCACTGAGGCCAGACGGGTTACTTCTTCGCGGAGGTAGTCGATAACGTCAGCCCTTGCATGGTTGCCGGCGATGTCCGGTGCTTCCTTGACCCAAGCGCTGTAAATCTTGCGCACTCCAAGAGCGGCCCCGCCAATCGCTACGACGGCGGCAGCAGCCCAGTGTTGCGCGGTATCTGCGTCAATCACGATCAGTTCCTCTCCGTCCAGTGATCACATACCCGGACCTGATGAAGACCCAGAAAGCTGCAACAGCCAGCGCCAGTTCCCCGGAGATAGCCGCAGGAGGCGGGCTGACCGACAGATACATCGACGCCACCACATAGCACCACAGCACCGTGTTCCATGCCGCAAACCGCACAGCAAACTTGTCGTGGTAGATGCCTTGGAAAAGCAGCGTGAATTGCATCATGCCGCTGAACAGGAAGAGCAAGCCCCACGCCTCCTCGTTCATCACATGGCTCATCACGGCATAGGTCGGACGCCCGAAGGTTTCCCCCGGCCAGAGCAGCGTTACCGCCCAGAGAATCTCAGCCAGACCTAGCGTGAAGCGGGTGGCATTGAGGTCACTGTAGAAAGCGACTTTGTATATCTGGGCGAGGTAGCGGTTATGGGTCATTTTTCACTGAGCGGTAACGAAGTTAGAAAGCGCAGCACGATCACTGCAATGCCGACACCTGTACCCACTAAGCCAACGTGTTCAGGAGGCAGGAAAGGGACAAGCATCTGAGCGATACTGGCAATGGTCAGGAGTAGTCCGAAGAGGACGGTTTTAGATTTGAGGTAGTTCATTTGGCCTCCAATGCGGCGAGTCGGGCGGTGAGTTCTTGAATCGCTTTCACCAGCACAGGGACGATCTGCGTGTATTCCATCGCCAGCTTGGTGCGGTCGGAGTTGGGCTTATCTTCACCTGACTCGTCCTTCGTGTAACCGTCCAAGCACTCATTGGTGTCATAGACTGCTTCAGGAATAATCGGACGAACCTGCTGTGCAGAGAAGCCGACCTTCTGAACATCCGGTGCATCTTTGAACGCGAAGGAAATCGGGACAAGCGCGTTGATCTGGCTTAGTCCGTAGTCAAACGAAGGAGCTATGTTCTTGAGCCGCTCGTCAGATGTCTGGGTTCCGACTACGGTTCCAGAGGTTGTGCCGATGTGGGTTGTGGTGGTTGATGTGCGAAGCTGGTCTGAGTCATCGAACCATAGATGGTTTCCAACCCCATCTTGGGTGTACATTATTACGTAGCCACAAGCGTTAGCAATTCCTGAGTGCTTTGTTACCCCTCCCTCGAAGCTTCTGTTTATTGTTCCAGCGGTTCCTCCAGAAGCAGCAAAATACGCAAACTCGTTATTAGCCAAAGTTGCTTGCTTGACCTGAACACGTTTATTACCACTTGCCGCGCCTCCGTTTAAGACCAAATTGCCAGAGGAGTCGATGCGGAGGTGTTCTGTGCCTGCAGTTGCAAAATAAATGAAACTGGATGCGTCACTGACGTAAATTCCTGATCCTGTTTGACCAGCACCTGAGAACAAGCCGAAACCGGCAGAATCGATTGACATGTACGCAGACTTGCCAGCACTAACACCAGCGGTCAGAACATCACCTACTACGGCTTTGGTGATAGTTTGAGTCCCCGTCACCGCAAGTCCGGTGGAGTTAAGAGTCGCTACACCCCCAGATGACGCGGTAAGGATTAAGTTACCTGATGTGCTTCCGTAGATATAGGAGCGAAGCGTTCCATTTGATGCCCCGTTGGATGTCCATTTAAGAGCATATTCCTGTTTCAAGTGCGCGGCTACATCGCCCGTAATACTCAACTCACCACTAAACGTCCCCGTCCCCGCAGTCAGCGCACCTGTGCCGAAGTTGACTGAAAGGTTGCTAGGGTTAGTAATCGCGTTCTGTAGCGCAGCGGTAAGGACAGTACCAGAGGACGCAGGAAACGTCATCGTGGTCGAATCAGTACCCGCAAGCGTCAGTGTGTTCGATGCCGTGAGCGTCTTGCCATTGGCGATAGTGAATGTCGCACTGGTAGCAGGGGCGGTGATGGTGAGCTTATTAACACTGGTTGCCGTAGCTACTCCGAGGTCGGGAGTAGTGAATGACGGGCTAACAAGGTCAGCCTTGGTAGCCACCGCAACGGCTACCGCATCGAAGTCAGCGCCAATCTCGGAGCCTTTGACCAACTTGGCAGGATTGCCTGTAAGCAGGGTGTCCTTGGCAGCGTAGTCAGTGATTTTTATGTAGTCCATGCTAACTCCTTATTGCAACCGGCCGTTCTTGGAATAGAGGTCGATGCGTTGAATTGAAATCTGATACCCACCTACTTGAGCTTCCAGACCAAACTGAAGCACTTTTCCAGCACTAGACCCGTTAATCCCAAGAGTACGAACAGCAACGTCACCGCCGGAATACTCAGAAATCCCATACTCAGCGGTCCCATACTCAGCGGGAGCCGAGATGCCGGACAGTACGGTACTCTGGGAGAAGTACGAGGAGTTGTAGTCATAGGCCCACTTGAACACGATAGTCTGGTTGGACAACCCCATCAGGGTCAGGATGACCTTCTTCAGGATGGTGGTCTGGAGTACCGAACCGAAGTCCATCCATGTCGAGAAGTAGGACATCCGGTATTGCAAGGTGTCATCGTAGTAGCCGGTATGCGTACCCAGATACCCCGCTTGCCCCATGTAGAGTGTACCCGACTTCGTTTCACAGAAAGACTTAGGATTGATCTGTTGCCAAGAGGTAGTACGGAAAGCCCCCGTGTCCAACGGTACGCGAGTGTCGAAGCAGTAGGTGATCGCACTGGCAGGGAAGGTGACTAGGTAGAACGTGTTGGTCGGGGAATACACTGCCTTGATGTTCGCCAGAGTCTCGACCGCAGTCAGATCCTGGATGTCCTGATTCACGTTGCGGCTGATCGTCTTGGTTGGCGCCGACTTCTCCTGAATGGTGCGCATGATGGAGCGAACACCATCATTGGCGAGGAACAGGATGTCCTCTCCTGTGTTCTGTACGCTATCCCGCGCAACGCACCCGATACCAATCAGGCTATCCGACAAAGACATATTGCTGGGGTCATCTGCTCCACTGTAGATCACCGTCTGCCGGCGACCGAAGATGAACAGCAGACCATTATGGGCAGCGAGGGCAACAATCTCGTCCCCACCCAGAGGCCAGACGTTCCGCATATCCAGCGATCCGGCAGTGCCGCCTGTCATTATGTGGGGAGCCAACAGATCCGACCAGACGATGGTCTGCTTGTCGGTAGCCGTATCCGCTACCCAGATGCGACCATAGGCACTGATGCCGGTGTTGCACTGGAAGAACGACCCCGCATGACCCGCTTTCTCACTGAGGCGACGGAAGTCGGTAGTCGAGACTGCCGGATCGTAGATCAGGGTGTCGTACCCGCGTTGCAGGAAGATGGCAATACCGTTGATCTGGATGAACTGCCAATTATTGTCACTAATCGTCGGGGCTACCCCACCACCACCATAGGTCAGCTTGGTCAGGGTAGTCCCGACCAACTTAAAGAGGAATCCGTTGCCGGTAGCCACAATGGTCGAGGTGCCATCGTTTTCGATAAGCTCCCCGATACAGGTGATGTTGGCTGATCCTAGGTCCGCATTGGTGGTGCTGGCTTTACGCCAGCCCTTGCGGGAGGCTACGCGACCTGCCTTGTCGATGACACAGTTGGTCGCTTCCAAGGCGAAGTTGGGCGACAGATCGACAGGGCTATCTGAGGTATTAACCCCATAGAAGCCGGGTGCCGCTATCGAGAAGGGAGTGACCGGAGAAGCCATCAGTTCGCAACCCAGCTATCGTTTTCAACGTAACGTGCCGATTCTATCGCAATCTGATCCGATAGGATACTCTTATAGAGGCCAAAAGCCTCACTGGAAGCCAATCCACCATCTTCACCACGTTCAGCCAAGGCACGGGCTACCGCACCCGCTACAACGGCTTCCGAGGGGACTAGGATAACGTCAGCATCAGCGGAGAGTTCGACCTGTGGTACGACCATGTTGAACTTCAGGGTGTATGCTCCATCCGGTGTCGGATAGATTTCTACCTTGCTATCTGTACCATCTGTACCGTTCCAAGCGTAATAGACCGGCGCACCTTGTTGCACGATCGACAATTGCTGCTGGTCGATGATCCACCGCAGCGGGGCATTGGCTAGAGTGATCCGGTTGCTGGCATCATTCACCGTGATGTCCTTCTGCCGGCGACCGGAGCCAACGACCGTGTAGGTCGTTGTGCCGGGGACGGTAGTGACCGTGATCGTAGCTGCCAGAGCGTCCCAGTTCCACGCATCTTCGACGTACCGTTTGGCATCGTTGATGTACGCACCGATCAGGGACGAGTATGGTGTCTGGCTGACGGTAGCGACGGATGACTCCCGCAGACGGGCGAGAGCGGCGTTAACAAGTTGTAAAAAAGTCACATTATTCTCCTGATAACATCCCACCGCTGACAGCGGATATTGGTGCTAACTTCCGTATCCTCTCAGCAGTCATCGGTAGTTTAGCAGTCGCCATGTTTCGCGCATCTTCAGCCAACAGCATTCGCAGCTTATTGGGGTTGGAAACTAC